TGTAATTCAGTCCTATGATACTGCGTATAGCAAGAAAGAAACTGCCGATTACTCTGCTGTTACAACGTGGGGTGTGTTTCAGCCCTACAGAAACGGGGATCAGCACCTGATATTGATGGATGCAAAGAAGGGGCGGTGGAATTTCCCTGAATTAAAGGCCATTGCACAGGAAGAGTACGAATACTGGGAGCCGGAGTTGATGTTAATCGAGGCGAAGGCTTCTGGTACACCATTAGCGGACGAAATGAGGTTACTGAACCTCCCTGTAGCTACATTTAGCCCGGGTCGGAAACGTGGTGGGGGAGGTATGGACAAAACAACTCGCATGCATATAGTCTCTCCTATATTCGAGTCGGGAAAAGTATGGTATCCTGAAGGCGAAAAGTTTGCAGAGGAAGTTATCGAGGAGGTTGCGTCATTTCCCAATGGCGATCACGATGACTTTTGTGACAGCATGACGATGGCCTTGATGAGATTTCGTCAGGGTGGTTTTGTTAGTTTGGACGGCGAAGAATTTGAAGACGATCCGCCCCGCGTAGCAAGAGAGTACTACTAATGGCTAAAGCCCCCACAAGTTATGCAGGTAATCTAGCCAGAGCAGTTGGTCAGGGGGTAACCTTTGGCTTTGGCGATGAGATCGAAGCTGGCATTCGTTCGTTAGGAAGTGATAGATCCTATGACGAAGAAGTTGCCGACATCCGTAAATCCATATCAGAATTTCGTGACACTAATCCTGTCGCTGCTTACGGATCAGAAATCGCAGGTTCGATACCCACGGGCTTTGGACTTGCTGGTTTAGCTCTTCGTGGTGGTTTGAAGGGTGCGGCGAAGATTGGTGCTTTAGAGGGTAGCATCTATGGCGCAGGTGAGGGTGAAGGGGTAACTGGAACCGCGACCAGTGCAGCTTTGGGTGCAGGACTTGGTGCCGCTGGTGGTAAGATTGCTGAGAAAGCATTCGATGGCATAGCTCCGTTAGTTGGAAAATTTATGAATAAGACCCGTGGCTCGGGGACCGAGAAAAAAGGTGTTGGATCCGCGCAAGCAAAAGAAATTGTTAAGACAAAGAAGGCTTATAAACTTTTTGAGAAGGATCCCGAAACTGGGACCTTATATCCTTTGTTTGTGGACGCTAAGACTCCGGTTAAAGTTGGTGAGTGGCAAACAGCAGAGATCCCATTTAATTTTGCCGCACCTAACGGCAAGCAGTATGTACCTTCTAAAAAGTGGGATGGTTCGGCAGGAACGGGAGATAGTGTTGCTATTCCTGATCAAGCCACACGAGACATGCTCATAGAAAAAGGTTATTTACCGCAAGGGTCAAAGGCAAAAACAATAAAGGCTGTTGCGTTACGTCCGGGGTGGCATTCTGGTGAGTTCCCGGTTGCCTCGCACATTGGCCCTGAAGAAATGTTTCTGGGACAGAGGATGAAGACTCGTGGGCGTAATCAGGTTTGGGCTGAAGTCGAAGTTCCAGATGACGTAGACTTGCAAAGTGTTGCGGACGCACGAGCATCGATTGTTAAGTCAGGTCCTCGTAAGGGTGAGATTAATCGCGCCGAGGCTCAGATTACAGATGAGTTACCTATGGGTGGTAGCTACAAGTACCAGCAAGGTCAGGCTCGAGATGGTAACTGGATTATATCTGGTCAGATGAGAATAAACCGTGTGCTTGACGATGATGAGGTTTTGGCTATTAACGAAGCTGCGGGGATGCAGGATCTTCCTCGCTTGTCTCAGTTAATGGCGAAGAGTCAATCTCGGTCCTCGGACCTTGCACCTGTGTCTAAGAAAGAAGTCCTTGAGGGTGAGATTGTAGGGGAGAAGAGCGCCGCGTATGCGAAGCTGGAAAAGGAGGCCGTTGAAACTGGATCCTCGGGCATTCGTTCTTTAAAAGAGTTGAACATGGAGCTTCAGGGTGTAGACGATGCGTTTAATACTGGCAACGCATCTATAAACATTGACAAGTCTTTTGATTTTGTAAGTGGCGGCGATCCGGTTCGATCTACGTCTGACGAGTTTGTTGACTCTGTCAAGGATTCTTATGAGTTTGCTCGGGAAGAGGGCTTTAGCCGTGGCGAGGCTTTGATATCTGCTGTTCGTGAGAGAGTTGATGACTACAACAATATTTATCCTGATGCGTTGGATTTGAATTCTGTTCTTGACGATGTGTCTCGTAACGTGAATGACGACTTTGGTTTTGATCAGGCTCTTGGAAGATTTCGTGAGGGTCAGACTAACCGCAAAGCTTTGGAAGCGGAGTTAAGCACAAAGCAGAACAAGGCTCGTTTTGCGGAGTTGGAGGCTGAGAAGCAACAGTTTCGTCAGTCTTTGGGTATTACTGATGATACTCCGCCGGAAGAGGCTCAGAGAATTATTATGGACTTTGCCAATAAGCAACAGTCTGGTATTTCTGGGGCAGGTATTCCTGATCCCACTCCTCCGAAGCCTAACTTGAGGCTAGTGAAAAAGGCTGTGGGTGGCAAGGTTGACATGCGTTCTGGTATAGGCGACTTATTTAAGGTATATTCATAAAATGCGAACAGACAAAGAAATTATGAAACAGGCTGACAGGGATGTAACAAAGCTCCCTGACAACGAGTACGATAGATTTCTTGTGCTTGAAAAAATCAAGCGGGAGAGAATGGATAAGTTGGCAAAAGCTGATGGCGGCATGATCAAGGGCTTTAGTCCTATTGCCCGTCCACAGAGATTCAAAGGAACATTCTAATGGGTGAAAAAAACAAAAGTACTAAAGCAAAGACAACAGAAATGTCACCAGAAGCTTTAGAAGCAATTCGGGATACTGGAAAAACTTTTAAACCTAAAAAAATGGAACCTGATAAGCCAATCAGTGAGAAAGACAAAAAAGACATTGGAAGCTTAATTAAGAATGCAAAGTCCGGCGGCATGAATGCTGTACCTTCCAAGTATGAAGGCTTTTCAAAGTTACCAGAAGGTGTGCAGGAGAAGATAGATCCAAAGCTTGCAAAGAAATATAAGACTGGCGGTATGAGCAAGGCTGTACTAAAAGCTCGTGGCGGAACTTTTAAAGGAACATTTTAATGGCATTACCTCCACAGATGGTTGCACCTGCAATGGGTCCCGGCGGACCGGGGATGACCGCAGAAGAACAGATGACCGAGGTCCAAGTACCTATGGATCAGCAGGAAATGTTACCTCCGGGCATTGAGATTGTTGGCGAAGAGCAGATGATCGAGGTTGAGGCTGAAGAGTACGATCACAATGCTAACTTGGCTGAAGTACTTGATGACTCGGTACTTGGAGCTTTGTCCTCGGACCTTGGTTCTAAGGTAGATGAGGATAAGTCTTCTCGTGAGGAGTGGGAAGAGACTATATCGAAGGGTTTAGTATTACTGGGGATTAATTACGAGGAGCGTTCCGAGCCGTTTCTTGGTTCGTCTGGTGTAACGCATCCGTTATTGAGTGAAGCTGTGACGCAGTTTCAGGCGCAGGCATACAAAGAGATGTTGCCTCCGGGTGGTCCTGTAAAGACGCAGATACTTGGTCAGCAGACTAAGGAAGTTGAGGATCAGGCCCAGCGTGTTAAGGACTTTATGAATTACCAGATTACGGAGGTAATGGAGGAGTTTGATCAGGACACGGATCAGATGTTGTTTTACCTTCCGATTACTGGTTCTACATTTAAGAAGGTTTATTTTGATCCGACACGGCAACGTGCTGTGTCTAAGTTTGTTCCGGCTGAAGATTTGGTTGTGCCGTATGCTGCATCAGATTTGCGTACAGCGGAGCGTTACACACATGTCGTTCGTATGAGCGAGAATGAAATCCGTAAGTTACAGGTAGGAGGTGTATATCGAGATGTTGACTTGTCTGCAACAGAAGATGAAGAGTCTGACTCAACAATTCGTGGAAAGGCTGACGAGCTTCAGGGATTGCGCCCGGGATACAGTGACGAGCTTTATACTATCCATGAAGTCCATGTTGATCTTGACCTTGAGGGATTTGAGGATCTGGATGAGGAAGGCGAAGCTACGGGTATCAAGCTGCCGTATATCGTCACTATGGACGGTGATTCGGGACAGATTCTCTCGGTAGTAAGAAACTATCGTGAGCAGGATCCAATGCGCCGCAAGCGTGATTACTTTGTTCACTTCAAGTTCCTGCCCGGTTTTGGTTTCTACGGGTTTGGTTTACTGCATATGATTGGAGGATTATCTCGTGCCGCTACATCTATTCTCCGTCAGCTTATTGATGCGGGTACGCTCTCGAATTTACCGGGTGGTTTCAAGGCCCGTGGTGTTCGTGTACGAAACGACGATGAGCCTATTAACCCGGGTGAGTTCCGCGATATCGATGTTCCCGGCGGTGATGTTCGGAATTCTATTATCCCACTCCCGTACAAGGAGCCTTCTGCAACGCTGGCTCAATTACTCGGGGTGGTCGTTGATTCAGGTAGACGCTTTGCACAAGTTGCAGACACAAAGGTCGCGGATGTAAATTCACAGGCCCCCGTGGGAACAACGGTAGCTCTTATCGAACAGGGCTCGAAGATTATCTCAAGCATTCATAAGCGCCTACATTACGCACAAAAAGCAGAGTTCCGTATGTTAGCGGAGATCTTTGCTACGAATCCGATGCCGTATCCATACATGGTTGGTCCGAATGTCAACCCACAGATAATGGCACAAGACTTTGACGGGCGTGTAGATATTCTCCCTGTCTCCGACCCGTCAATCTTTTCTATGGCCCAGCGACTGTCTCTTGCCCAGACACAGTTGCAGTTAGCACAGGCCGCGCCGCAGATGCATAATCTGTATGAAGCCTATCGTCGGATGTATGATGCGTTGGATGTAAAGAACATCGACGCTATCCTACCCGCACCGCAGCCTCCACAGCCTAATGATCCGGCTATGGAAAATGCTATGGCTCTCAAGGGTGCACCTAGTCAGGCATTTAAGGAGCAAGATCATCGTGCTCATATCAGAGTGCATGCATCCATGATTCAGTCTCCTGCTATTCAGGCTAGTCCGCAGGCTTTCCTATTGTTGCAGGCTCACGTTCAGGAGCATGTGTCTTTGTTTGCTAGGGATATTGTTGAAGATGTATTCCAAAAAGCAGTTCAACAGGCACAGATGGCAGGAGAGGTAGTGCCACAGGTTGACCCAATGGCTGTTGAAGCTATGGTTGCACAGCAGATTTCAGAAACACTTGAACAGTTGGCACCTCTTCTTATCCCACCGCAAAAGCCTGACCCACTGGTTGAGATTCGCCAGCAGGAGTTGCAGAACGATACCACAGAGATCCAGCGTAAGATGCAGAATGATGCAATGGACTTCCAGATTGATCAGGCTAAGTTAGAGCAGTCGGCACAACTGGCTATGCAGCGTATGCAGGCACAGCAGGGTATTGCCAATGATCGTAACGAAGTAAACGTCTATCGTATTAACACTCAAGCTGATCTGAAGAGAGGTCAATGATGATGATGTGGGACATGCACAATCACACCACTAAGAAGCAGGCGGAAAAAAACAGGAAATCCAATGAAAAGCACAGCCACAAGGTTAAATGAGGCAAGCGAGGTCACGATACCTCTCCGCAACCTGATTAGTATGATTGCTTTTACCGGCGTTTCTGTTTGGGTTTATTTTGGTTTGGTTGAGCGTATCGCTTTCCTTGAGCATAACCTTGAGCTAACTATGCAAGAAGTAGAAGAGAATGATAACTGGATTGATGACTTTGAGCCGCCAAAATCTGTGCAGGACACTGTCAAGCGAGTGCATGATCTAGAGATTGAGTTAGCTCGAATAAAATTAATGTTAGGGGATAAGTAATGTTACAAGCTCTGATTGGTCCGGCGACCGAGTTAATTGGTAAGTTTGTCGAGGACAAAGACCAGAAGAACAAGTTGGCACATGAGATTGCCACTATGGCGGAGCGCCACGCACAGGAACTTGCTAAAGGCCAATTGGCTATCAACGCTGAAGAAGCCAAGTCACGGAATCTTTTTGTGGCGGGTTGGCGACCGAGCGTGGGATGGTGCTGTAGCTTGGCCCTATTCGCTCACTTTTTGGTCTTCCCGACTATGGATGTAGTGACTGCATATATGGGTGTTGAGGCAGTAGCGTATCCATCTTTTGATATGGACAGCCTAATGACTGTCTTGTTGGGTATGCTTGGTTTGGGGGGAATGCGTAGCTTCGAGAAGGCAAAGGGGTTAACCAAATGAGCTTTTTACGGAGACTATTAGACATGCTGTTTTTGAATAATCATGTAGGTGACATGGCGCAGCACAGAGTGCACACAACCAAGTATGAAGATCTGTGTAAGTAATGTCTGTCGAGACTTTTCTCAGGTGGAAGATCCTGCCGCGATTTATGATGCTGGCTAGTACGATAATGTCTTGGCGCTGCGCCGAATGGTTTATGGATTTACCAGACCCAACTTCGCAGCAATCAGCCTTTGTTTCGGTGGTGGTTGGTGCCATGACTGGCGTTTTTGGAATCTGGATGGGCCATGAGCACAAATAAACCTAGCCCGTGTGTAGGTATTTGTGTCTTAGACGAAGAACGTGTAAGATGTATCGGCTGTGGGCGTACCATAGACGAGATCATTAACTGGGGAAAGAAATGGCAGGACCAAGAATAAATCAGTTTGCAGATGATCTTGGTATCAACCGTTCTTCCGCAAAGAAACTTATGAAGAAAGCCCGTGGTCGCAAAGACGGCGGGTCAGAGACATTGGAGAAACACATGTCATCAGTTGCAAAGCCCCAGACCAAGGAAGAAGACGAAGAGACTAAGGAGCGGATGAGAAAGAAATTCGATCGTTCCAAGAAGCTCCGTGAAGCTCAAGAGGCAGAAATAAATGCCAAGGATGGCAAGTACATGTCATGTCGTGGCATGGGCAAAGCAATCCAAGGTGGAAAGTTCCGTGGAGTTAGCTAATGGGCAGGGAAGACGGCACTGATACAGTAGACAGCGTCGGCGGCTCGGCTTCTAGTGGCTCGGCTTCTAGCGGAATGTCGGATAACTTTGGCATGCATGACGACTCGTTCGGTCAGCAAGAGTATGGTGGGCCGAATAATTTAGGTGGATTAAGCGAAAATCATGTGAGAGCTTCGTTTAATGCCGTAAATCAAATCACCGATAAAAATCCTTACGGAAAAGATGGAATTTTTAGTCGAGTTCTTGGCATAGATCCATCTAAAATTGATTACTCAAATTTAATGGATTTAAATACTCGTTCTTCTATTGCGAACAACCAGTTTTCAAAATTTGCAAATCCAACAAACACTCCGGGTCGGCTTGGTTATAACCGTCAATTTGATACCGCTCCTACGGGTCAGCTACGCTCGGGAGTGCAAAAAGCGAATTATCAGACCGCATATGGTCCTGTGATGGAGCAGGCTCGAAAGCAAGGCACAGGTGAAATGCTTGCTCGTGGAGCAATGGGTCTTGTTGGTGGACCCATTGGAATGGCCTTGGCTCAGTTGGGTACTAAAGAGTACGGCTTGCCCGGTGTGACTGGTTTTGATTCTTTTGATCCTAATAACCCTCGCCCGGGTGGTGGTATTCTAGGCCAGTTTCTCGGTGGGTTAAATCCAACTCAAGCCAAAGATGCGCTTGTTGGTGCTTTCGCTCCTGTGGCCCCAGCCCCAGAACCTACTCCAATCGGCACTGCTCCAGTAAATACAACAGGTTTTGAGGAAAAGCGTAGTCAGCATCCTCT